GTCGAACGTGTTAGGGTTGATGTCGAAGTCAAAGATGCGAGTGTAGTACACGCAACATTGACCGTACATCTTCCGCTCCCACGACGTGGCGGACAGCTTAATGCACCGCTTGGGCATACCCCAGAGGGTCGCGCTGTTCACCGTATTCACCATGTTGGCGAACGTGGACAGTCCCAGCGTGAGCAGGTTCTGTTCGACCCGCACGGTGGCCAGGGTCTCGTCAAACTCTACCTCCGGCCCCTGGATTCGCTCAAAGTTTGAGTACAGTAGGAGGTTGCCGTTGCGGTCCTTGGTTGCCTCCACCTTCTGGGACTTGAAAGTGCCGCTGACCTTCACGGGTTCCGACAGTGGGTCCTCGACCGACGAGTCCATGCAGCGGTAGATCGGCTTGGTACTGAACGTCTGCTCTACATAGTAGATGTAGACCGGCTCGTCCTTATAGTCCACGTGGGCTGTGACCGTCATGTCCGGCCGGCACCAGGCCCATTGGTCCAGGTCGTTGCCGAAGTACCAGATGGACCCTATGTTGGGCAGCCCGGCCGTGTTCATGACGGTGTAGGGGCCGTCGTCCTTGGAGCTGGCGAGCACCTTGCTGGTCAGCGTATAGACACGGTGGCCGCTGCTGTCGCGTACCAGCTTCCACCCGACTGGTCCAAGATTTGTCGTAGACATGATTAGTCCTGGAGTGAGAGTGGTTCTAGGGTGATGGGGTTTCCCTTCCAGTGGTTCTGGGCTAGAGTCACCAACTGCTGCAATAGGCTAGACACCACCTTGATATCTAGGACAGGGGTTCCAGACCCCTCCCCCTCGGTGATCCCCTTCATGCTGGTAGTCTCGCCCGTTACCTCGAACCTGGCGGACCCTCTCCTGGACGCGGCGGCTCCCGCGTTCACGCCCCAGGTCTTGCCACCGATAGCCTCCTGGTGGGACAGGAGCAATCCCAAGGCTCTGGAGGAATCTGCCCTGACCGCGTCTAGTCCCTCAACCCCAACGTGGAGCTTGGTTTTCTTGGGATTGATCCCGCTGAGGGCGTCTTCGACCTCGTTGGCAGCCTTCTTGGCCCGTCCTACGACGGGTGCGATTAGGTCTGTCGCCAATCCTTCCCCGACCTTGGCCGTGTCCTCAGCAAATTTGAAGTTTGGAAGTTCTACGCCCTTCACGCTCAGGTTCAACTTCGGCAGTTCGGTTATGCTGCTCTTGAACCCTTGCAAAGGGGTATTCAGGTTTGGTATTTCCTCCTGGAGGATACCCTTGGCGGTGCTCAAGAAGTTCGGAGTGGAGGCCCCCCGCTTCTTGTCTGCGACGGTCTGGGCCACAAACTTGTCGAACGCCGTGGACAGCAGCCCACCGGTGAAGGCCGAGGCAACCATCTGGGCGACGGACGCTCCCCACTCCCGTATCTTCTCGCCTGCCTTTATCAGCCCCGTCAGTACTGCGTCCACGAAGTCGAACGTGAACAGCTTTTGGAACATCGCCGTCATCCAGCCCTGCCATGCCACCCATAGTCGGTAGGCCGTCCGCAGCAGAACGCCTACGTTGTTCAGGTAGTTGCTGGCCCACACCTGGGCTAGGTTGAGCATGTCGGTCAGGATATTCTTCCAGTTGTCCCCGATCCAGGCCCACAGGATATTCGCGTTGTCCCCGAAGTTCCAGAGGAACCCGATGGCGTTGGACACGAACGACCGTACCCAGTTCAACGCTCTCTCCCAGGCCCCTGCCGCGCCCTGGCTAACCCCGTTCCACACGCTCGCTAGGCCGGGGACCCACTGAAGGAGCAACTCCGAGATCGCATTCAGGGCACTGGTCACTATCCCGGAAACAGTGTTCCACGCTACGATACTCTGCTCCTTGAAGTGTCCCCATACCGCGCCCGCCCACGACCCCACCTGCTGCATGTTGTAGGAGAAGTTGGTGACGAACCCGACGACATACTTCGACACGTCGTCTAGGGACAGGCGGGCCAGTGCTGAGAAGTCGAACAGGTTGTATGCGACGACCGCGACGGCCGCTGCTACCAGGCCCAATGGGCTGAGCAACCCGGCCAGCACCGTACCGACCCCCCCTAGAGTGGCCAGGGTAGCGGTCATGACGGTCGCTGCCGAGGTCAGGACGGTCCCGACGACTACCAGGGTTGGGCCCAAGAGAGCTACCATAGCAACGATCCCGACGACCATGGACTTGGTCTCAGTACTCAACCCCTTCCAGGCACTCATAGCTAAACTACTGAAGGATAGTAGCTTGTTGGTAACGGGGGCAATGATGTCGCCCAGCTCGATCAACTGGATCTTCATCATCGACATGGACTGGGCCCACGCAAACCCTCGCGTCTTTGACGCAGCCTCGAACGCACGGTTGAGTGAGCCGGCGGAGTCGGCCACGCTGGCCAGCACGGCCTTGGCGTCCCCGGCCTGCACGCCTGTCATCTGCAGCGCTGCATTGAGACCTTCGATGTCCGAGAAGACCTCGGAGAAGCGGATGCCCTTCATCTTCATCTTCTCTCGCAGGTCGATCAGGGTCGGTAGCAGTCCCTTAGACTTGACGTCTCGGTTGATCTGGTCCAGGCTCGTGCCGATCGCGGCGAATGCTTTCTCACCCTCCTTGGTACCCTTGATCAACTGGGACATGATGCCGCGCAGGCCAGTGGCGGCTATGGACGCGCTGCCCGTGCTCTTGGTCAGGAAGGCTAGGATACCACCAACCTCCTCGAACGTCACGCCCATCTCGACGGCCAGCGGCAGGATCTGGCCGAACACCGGGGCGAACGACGCCGCCTCTCCCTTGCCCTCTCGGACGGTCGCCACCAGGACGTCCAGGGCCTTGGCTGAGCTGAGGTTGGCCGCACCGTAGGCGTTGATCGCTGACGTGATCGTGTCAGCCACGGTCTTGGTCTCGCCCATACCCGCTGTAGCGGCCTTGCCGCTAAGGGTGAGGGCCTCGATGGCTGCTGCCCCCTTCAGGCCAGAGCTGGTAATGAATTCCAAGCCCTTGGCCATCTCCGCGGGGTCTCGCCCAAGCTGCGGGGCTAGCGTCAGGACCTGCTCTCGGTATGCAGCGACCTTGTCGGCAGCCTCCCCTACCAATCCCTCGATACGGCTGAGGGCAGTTTCAAACTCGACGGCCGTCTTGGTAGCCATACCGCCGAGAGCCATGGCAGGGGCCGTGACGGCTACAGACAGTCGTGTACCAGCGGCTTGTACAGACCGACCGAAGGAACGGATAGAGTTGCCGACCGAGTCCAACCGCCTCTTGATGCCCTCGATCGCCGTACCGGCCCGGTCCACCTCGACCGCGGTCTGCTTGCTGGCCATGCGGGCGTCGCGGAGCATCTGCTGGTAGCTCTGACCGTCACCGATCAGCCGTACCACCATGCGTTCTAGTTCAGTCTCAGTTGCCATCAGTCGGTTTTTCCTTGATGCCCAGTATCCCGAACCACCTAGCCTTGGACCAAGCCGTTATCCTGGCCTTCTTCGTAGCAGGATCTTCAGGAGCCCTCTTCTCGGCACGCTTGAACGGCAGCTTGAAGTGCTCCAGCTTGATCTCCCGCTTGTCCTTGGCCAGCACCCGCCGGACCTCCTGCGCGATCTGCATCAGGTAGTGGTCAGACCGCGTGGGGTGGTTCCACTGCTCATCCAGCCAAGCTGCCAGCGTGCGGTACTGGCGGTGGGTCAGCTTGTCCCATACCTCCTGACACGACTTGCCGAGGTGGCCCATCACTCGGAAGAGTTCGTCGTGTCGCTCGGCTCGTTTTTTAACGACTCCTTCTGCAACTCCTCGATCCGCTTGTCAAGTTCGTCACGCTGCTTCTGGAGGTCCTCCAACGACTCCTCCAGGTTCAGCTCGCTGATCTCCTTGGCCTGCTTGGCCAGGGCCTTGACGATCCGGTCGGGCCAGGACCGGATGACTTGCTCGGGTACCCTCGCCTCGCCGGTCTTCTCTCCGTCCGCGTCGGTCTTGATCTTGAACAGGCACAGAGAGACGAGCAGGGCGTCCGTCGACGCAGTACCGTCAAAGGCAACGGGCTTGCCATTATCGTTGAACCGCACGCACTTGAGGTTGGCGTTGCGGTACTGGGCACAACCACCCTCACTGGCCTCACGAAGGATATATGCCTCTCCTGCGATCTTGACGGGCATCTCGCGTAGGGTCAGGTCGTCGAAGTTCAGTTGGTCTACCACGGTTCGCTCCTAGGTAAGTTAGGTAAACTAGTTAATTTCTGTTTTAAGGGCCCTAGTAGGCCCATAGGCAAGCCCCTACGGTTAAGGGCCTAGGGGCTGCCTAGGGCTCGCAGGCTAGCTAGGGACCGCGTAGGGGCCCCTAGGCGTGGTTAGGTGCCGGCCACCGAGGTGACGACGGGGTCCTGCTCCGCGCCGGACGAGTCCTGGTTAGTCGGCTGGATCGTGCAGGCTGCGGTAGGCTGGGTTCCATCTTCACAAGCGTTCGGCTTGAACGTCTTGAGATAGCCGAAGAACGCCACCGTGCTTCCGTCTGGGAAAGTGACAGTAACGGTCGTCTCGACGTTGATCAGAGCGAGGATACTGGTATAGCACGTCGGGTCGTAGGCACCCTCGAAGCTACCCTCGGTCATCGTCATCAACTTGCGCGGGTTGAACGTGCGCAGCTTGGTGTTCCACATGGTTGAGGTGTCGATTGCGTCTCCGCCGTCGTAACCCGGCGGTGTCACGGACTTCTCCCAGATCTCAAGATCGGGATCAGCCGCGAAAGTGTACTTGGTCGAAAAACCGTCGTCCAGCTTGATCCCACCAGGGGTCTGGCGGACGGTCGGGGTGGGCGCTGCCATAGTGATTCTCCTCTAGCTAGTGTGGCGTACGCTGATCACTGCGTTGATCGTGAACAGGTTTCGATTGGTTATGGCCTCCTTGCCGATGGCAAGCGGCCCGTTCTTTCTGGTAATAGACTGGACCAGGTACGTGTGGGTACCTATAACGACTGTTGTCAGGTTCGTAGACGTGTCAAGCGTAGTAGCGATGAGCGATGTCCGGGTCCACCCGACGTCAGGAGTTGCAGAGCGTATGCGAATCTGAAACCCGTTATGCTCCTGTCGCTCTCCACCAATGTGCTCGCGTCCGTGGTCCAGGCCACTGGTGTCGTAGACCGTGATGCAGTTGTCTGGGGAAGAGGGCTCCGACGAGACGTAGACTGGCCACGTACTGGCTGCCGTGCCCAAGCCCAGCTGTATCAGTAGGTCACGAACCACTCTGGCTGGTGAGTCTGGTAGGTATCCGCTCACGTTACTCTTCCCTCGTGAAGGCGCTGGCCTTGAGGTTGCCCGTGTCGACCGGCACCAGTTTTTGGCTCGCTCGCTGCAAGAGCAGGCCGGCCTTGAACAGGGCCTTGATGATCGACATTCCAGCCTTGTAGTTCTTGCGTACCTCATTGGCGATCTGCGATGCCATCTCTCGGGCGGGTTGCTCCAGGAACTTGGCCTGGCCCATCCCCTGCGGGTCCCAGTACTGACCCTTCGCATCGGAACCGCGACGGGGCTGGCCCTTCAGTTTCATCTCGACATTCTCGTGGACGTACAGGGCATAGTTGGCCGTGTAGCCCAC